CGCCAACCACTGGGTGTGGGTGATCGAATTCAAGCGGGTGGTGCCAGCATGACCACCCAACCCCCACCCAACTGGCTCCTCCCAACATGGAAGGGTCGCAAGCTGCCACCACCACCGCCTGCGCCATATCCAGGGGAGGCACCGTTTTGACCGCTGACGACCTCCGCGCCTGGCAATCCAGCATGGGCTTCACCCAGGTGCAAGCCGCTGCCGCACTCGGCATCACGCACGCGGCGTACAGTGCCCTTGTGTGCGGGCGGGCAGGCATTGACCTGCGCACAGCACTGGCATGTGCCGCGCTGGCTGCCGGGCTTAAGCCGTGGCTCCGGGAAGCAATGAACGTGAAGCACTCTGAAGAGCAGGGTTGGCTTTGCTTCGCCCACTCCACCATCCACCAGCAAGCATCCAACCCCAAGCACCAGATCACGTATCGTTGACTCCGAGGAAATTCCCTGTGCAATGGTGGAATCACAACACCACCAACGAGGCACAGCATGACGGAATCGACGCGCAAGAGTGCGTCTGGGGGCCAGGAGTCCAGGAAGCGCAAAACAGTTGATTGGGATGCGGTTGAGCGTGACTACCGCACAGGCCGATTCACCAAGCGTGAACTTGCTGAGAAGCACGGCCTCAGTCACACCGCGATAAACAAACGCGCCATCAAGTTCGGATGGGTGCAGGATTTGAGCGAGCGCATCTACCAAGCAACCCAAGCCAAGCTCGCACAGCAAGTGCGCAATGAGGCGAAAGCCAAGCTGGAAGAGTTCGCTGTTTCCACTCTGGTTGCCAAATCGGTTTCCGACAGTTTCCAAAATGACGTGGAAACCATTGACCTCGCATCTGACATCAACGCAATCGTTGTGTCGCGCCATCGCAAAGGCCTGAGTGAGATTACCCAGGTGCGCAGCACGCTTCTGGCTCATGTGGCTCAGGCGGCGGCGAACCTTGACGATCTGGCAGAAATCATCGAGATGGTGCGCTGCCCTGACGACAACGGCATCGACCGGGCGAACGATGCGCTGAAGAAGGCTCTCAGCCGTGGCGCACTGGTGGACGACCTGAAGAAGCTGGCCGAGGTGGACGAGAAGGTGCGCAAGGGCGAGCGCGAGGCATTCAGCATTGCCCCGGCCACAGACGACCCCGCAGGCAAGCCGCAGAAGCGCGTGGTGCTGGACTTCATTGAGGCTGTGATCAAGTGACCAAGGTGGTCGAAATCCGCGCTGAGTTCCCGGCCAAGCTGCGCCCGCTGTTTACCCCCAAGCGGTACAAAGTGATGCACGGTGGCCGTGGTGGCGGCAAGTCCTGGGCTGTTGCCCGTGCGCTGCTGCTGATGGCCGCCGACCGCCCGCTGCGCATTCTGTGCGCCCGCGAGGTGCAAAAGAGCATGCGCGACTCGGTTCACCGCCTGCTCAAAGACCAGGTTGTCACGCTGGGCCTGACGAGCGAGTTCGAGGTGCTGGACAACGAGATTCGCGGCGCGAATGGCTCCATGTTCCTGTTTTCTGGCCTGCAGGCCCACACGGTTGACTCCATCAAGTCTTTCGAGTCGGTCGATATTTGCTGGATCGAGGAGGCCCACGGTGTCAGCAAAAAAAGCTGGGACACGCTGATCCCGACTATCCGCAAGCCAGACTCTGAAATCTGGCTGACCCTCAACCCGGACATGGACACGGACGAAACATGGGTGCGCTTTTGCGCCGCGCCATCGGACGACACATGGCTATGCGAGATCAACTGGCGACATAACCCGTGGTTTCCTGCTGTGCTGAATCAGGAGCGCATCAAGTCACAAGCACTTGACCCGGAGAGCTACGACCACATCTGGGAGGGCAAGCCGCGCCGGGTGGCCGAGGGTGCCATCTACCGCCACGAGATTGACCAGCTCTACACCGACAAGCGGGTGACGCTGGTTCCCTATGACCCCGACCTGCCTGTGCATACCGTGTGGGATTTGGGATGGGCCGACTCGATGGCAATTGCTCTGGTGCAGCGCGGGCCACGCGAGGTTCGGCTGATTGGGTACATCGAGGACAGCAACCGCACGCTGGACTGGTATGTGGGCCAACTGGAAAAGAACCCGTACAGATGGGGAACAGACTTTCTGCCGCACGACGGGCGCACACGCAATTTCCAGACGGGCAAGAGCACCGAGGAAATGCTGGCATCAATGGGTCGCACGGTGCATGTGCTGCCGCAGGCCAGCGTGGAAGAAGGCATCCGGGCGCTGCGCCTGCTGTTCCCCCGCTTGTATTTCGACCGCGAGAAGACCGCCCGTCTGGTGGAGTGCCTGCGCCGATACCGCCGCGACATCAACCAGAAGACCAACGAGCCATCCGGGCCGCTGCACGACGAATTCAGCCACGGGGCTGACTGCGCCCGGTACATCGGCCAGTCCGTTGAGCTGATGGGTAGCACCGTCAACGACTCGCTCACAGCATTCAAAAACCGCAAACGCTCCTGGAGATAACCCATGCGCCTGTCCCCCGTTCTCTCCCCATCTGGTGAGCCAATGTTTTCCGCTGGTGGAGGCGAAGCCTACAAAGTGGCCACGAAGCACGGCTATGTGATCAGCCTCGAATGGATCAACATCGGCAAGCACATCCGCGCCGCCATGTGCATCTGGCCTGCCTCCAACGTGTTTGTGACCGGAGAGGGCCAGGGAATCTGGACGATCACCCGCAACTGCATCTCTGAGTTCGTGGGGTTCAACAAGGACGAAAAATGCACGGGCGGGGCATCGGAGCACTGCTTCCGCGAGGCCAAGCTGGCCATGCCGCTGCTGGGCAAAGACCCCAACGACAAGGGTGCGCTGCACGAGCTGGTGGATGTTGTGGTGGCATTCGCGCCTGAGCTTGTGTTGATGCCAGCCACCCCGAATCACGTCAAGAAGAAGCTGGAGGCTCCTGCGATGTGGGACGTGACCGCGACAAACAAGGACACCGGCAAGGTGCTGCACGAGGCAGAAGTATGAAAAACATGAGCATGAAACCCGCTGACGTGCAGGAGCGGCACGAGAAAAGAAAGAACTGGTTCCTCGCCGAGGCATCCCGCCAGTCTGCAAACCGTTCGCAGATGGCCCGCTGTGAAAATTTTTATGACGGAGATCAGTACGCATACGAGGATGCCGAGGCTCTGCGTGCCCGTGGCCAGCCCGTCATCGTGTACAACGAAATCAAGCCCACAATCGACTGGCTGATTGGCACTGAGCGCAAGACCCGTGTGGACTTCTTTGTGTCGCCGGACGAGCCAGGCGAAGCCGCAGACGAAGACGCACGCCTGAAGACCAAGCTGATGAAGTACCTCGACCAGACCAACCGGGCAGGGTTCGAGCGCTCCTATGCCGCAGAGGATTCATTCAAGGCGGGTGTGGGTTGGGTTGAGGTCGGGCTGCGTGGGGACAAGTCAGGCCCGCCCGTGTACATCGGGGCCGAGAGCTGGCGAAATATCCTGTGGGACAGCATGGCTAGCAAGCGCGACCTGAGCGATGCCCGCTACCTTTTCCGCATCAAGGTTGTCGATTTGGATGTGGCGATTGCCCTGTTCCCGGACAAAAAGGTGCAGCTCGAATCGTGCGTTCAGATGGGCGACGATGCCGAGGTGATTCGCGGGTGGCTGGGAACCGGGCTGATTAGCGGGCTGGATGCGTTCGGCGGCGATGATGACCGGGTTGATCGTGTGTCGGCCCGCCCGGTGGATATGTTCAACAGCCGAGAGCGCGTGATGCTGCTGGAGTGCTGGAGCCGTGAGCCGTTCCACAACACCGAGCCTGGGCCGTATGGCGTGGCCGACCCGCTGTCGTGGCGCATCATGTGCTCAATCATGACGGAAAAGGACACGCTGATTGAGTCGTGGTCGCCATTCCGGCATGACGCATTCCCGTTCATCCCGGTGTGGGCCTACCGCAACCGCCGCACTGGCCTGCCGTATTCCCCCATCCTGCCCCTGATTGGCCCCCAAGAATCACTCAATCACCGAATGAGCCGCAGCCTGTATGAGGCCAGTGCGAACCAGCTGATGATGGAAGAAGATGCCATCAATGCCGAGGTGATGGATGTGGACGAGATTCGGGCCGAGCTGGATGACCCGCATGGCACGGCCATCTTCGCCCGTGGGGCACTGGCTGGTGGCAAGGTGCGCGACCGTGACAACAAGGGCACGGCGCAGTTCATGATCAACCTGGCCCAGCACGATGTGATGAGCATCCGGCAAATGTCCGGTGTGACTGGCGAAAACAGGGGGCTGGACACCAATGCCACCAGTGGCCGCGCAGTGCTGGCGAAGCAGGAGCAGGGCACGCTGCTGACGATGGAGCTGTTCGACAACATGCTGATGGCCCGCCAGATTGAGGGCGAGCTGGTGTTGAGCCTTGCCGAGCAGTTCATGACCCAGCCCATGCACATCGCTGTGGCGGGCGAGAACGGGGCGCGAGAGTTCAATTCGATCAACCAGCCCGACCCTGACGGCGAGTACCTGAACGACATCACCAAGCGCAAGGCGAAGTTCACCGTGGGTGAGCAGGCGTGGAAGCAGTCGTTTGCCGAGGCTGCGTTTGAATCGCTGATGCAAGTGATGACCCAACTGGCAAGCGCCGCGCCGCAGGTGGTGGTCAATCTGCTGGATGTGGTGTTTGAGATGCACCCCAACCTGCCGCGCAAGGAAGCCATGCTCAAGCGCATCCGGGCCGTGAACGGGCAAACAGCCGATGACGGGAAGATGACACCAGAGCAGCAGGCCGCGCAGCAACAGCAACAGGCGATGGCCCAGGCTCAGTTCCAGGCGCAGATGGCGCAGATGCAGGCATCCATCCGTGAGGCCCAGGCCAAGGGCGAGAAGCTGGAGGCTGATGCAATGGCCAAGCGTCTGGAAGGTTTGTACCTGTCAGCCCAAGCCGCCCAGGTGCTGGCGATGGCCCCGCAGATCACGCCCGTGGCTGATGAGCTGCTGAAGTCCGTGGGATTCAAGGACATGAACGGGCAGGGCGTGATTGACCCAGCCGCCATGCCACCCAAGGCCATGCAGCCGCCCACGCCACAACCCATGCAACAACCCGTGCCAGAAATGCAGCAGATGGACGGCGCGATGCAGGGCAGCCAAACCCAACGAGCTGACGGCGTTGATCCGTCGCTGATGTAACCAATCCCCACAACCATCCCGCAGGAGCGAGAAAAATGAGCATGACACCCGAAGAGCAGAAGACACTGGCAGCCATCGAGGCCGCGAAAGCAGCCGGGAAAGACCCGTTTGGTGACGATGAGCCGCTGGGCCAAGAGGATGGCGCTCCCGCCGAAGCCGCTGTGGCCGCCACCGGTGCCCAGCCAGATGCTGGCGAAACGCCCGCCACCGGTGCCCAGGAAGAAGTGTCCGTGGCCGATGACACCCCACCCAACCCAGGCGAGCAGGCCGACCAGGTGGCACCATCAGCGGCGCAGGACACCGAGCAGCCAATGCGGTACCAGACCGAGCTGCCTGTGGACTACAAAGACAAGCGGGCCGAGCTGACCAAGGCCAAGGCCGATGTGATGCGCAAGCTGCTCAATGGCGAGGTGGATGCCGACGAGTTTGCCGCCGAGGATGCCCGCATCTCTGGCGAGCTGGAGGAACTGAACGCCGCCCGCATCCGCGCCGAGACGCTGCAAGATGCAAACCGGCAGGCATCAGTTCTGTACCAGCAGCAGGCGCTGAAGCGGCTGGTGGCAAAGGTCAAGGGCGACGTGGACTACGCAGCTGACGAATCAGCCCGCAAGCAGTTCGACACGGCCCTCAAGGTGCTGGCAGCAGACGGAGATGGCCGGGACTTTGCCGACCTGATCGACGAGGCGCACGCCATCGTCAGTGCGCGGCGCGGCATTGCAACGGCCAAGAAGTCAGCAGCTGAAGCGCCTGCGGCACCAACACGCAAGCCAGACGGCACGCCACCTGTCACGCTGCGCGGAATCCCAAGCGCATCCACACCAAACACCGGCAGCGTGGTGGATCAACTGGCCCGCCTGAAAGGCCCAGCCTACGAAGCCGCCTATTCCCGCCTGACACCAGCCCAGAAGGCTTCGCTGCTGGATGGGGACTGATGTGGCCACACAACGGCCCGGAATCGTCGTTGAAATACGCGAGGGCGAAACAATTTGCCTGCGCGGAATAAACGGCGTTGACTCCGAAAAAATTGTGCTAATACTTGAATCCAAAGATGGGCGAAAGGCGCGTGTGCGCATCCAGGCCAGTCAATCCGTGAGGGTGGGCAGGCCGGAGCGCCAGGTGCAGCATTGACCATCTCCGTTCCCTGGGTTTCCGGGGATTTGTCAGACGCGCAAGAGTGCGTCAACAGTGCTTTGAAAGGAAAACCAAATGGCACGCACGACAATTTTGCCCTCTGACCCGAACAAACGGAAAGCATGGGCAGCCAGCGTTGCAAACGACGCGATGCAGGAACAATACTTCGCCCGCCACATCGGGCCTGAAGGCAGCCGTTCGGCTGGGGTTCGCAAGACAGAACTGGAAAAAGGCGCTGGCGACGAAGTGACCACCGCACTGGTGGCCAAGCTGCGCGGCGCTCCAATCACCGAGGGTGAAAAGCTGGCTGGCCGTGAATTCAAACTGCAACACGCTGCCCACACCATGCGCATCAACGAGTTCCGCCACGGCGTGAACGTGGGTGCTCGCATCGAGCAGTCTCGCGTCGGCTACAACCTCAAGGCCCAGGGCCGCGAGAAGTTGACCGAATACATCAAGGAGCTGTACGAGCAGACCATCGTGTGTGCCGCGTCTGGTGCCCGTGGTGTCGGCGACGAAATCAGCCACCTGGGCGTGGATTACGCAGGCTACCCCAACGCACTGCGTGCCCCTGACTCTGGTCACTTGTTTGTCGGCACCGCTGGTGACAAGGCCAAGGCTACCCTGGCAACGACAGACAAGATGACCCTGGCCACCATCAACAAGCTCCGCACCAAGAGCAAGAAGATGCTGGGCGGAAATGGCAAGCCTGTGAAGATGACCCCCATCAACAAGGGTGGCCGCGATGTGTTCGTTCTTGCCGTCCTGCCAGAAGTGATGCAAGACATCCGCGATGATGTTGGTGCCCAAGGGTGGTTTGAGGCTCAAAAAGCACTCATTTCTGCAATCGGGAAAGATGCTGAATTCTTTAAAGGTGGCGCTGGTCTGCAAAACGGCATCCTGGTGGACGAAATGGAAGTGGGCGTGAAGTTCAGCGACTACGGTTCCGGCGGCAATGTGCCCGCCGCCCGCAGCCTGCTGCTGGGTGCCAACGCATTCTCCATCGCCCACGGCACCAAGGGCATGGCCGATGGCATGTCTGTGGCACTGGATGAAGACATGGATGACCGCAAGCACGATCACATCCTGTTCTTCGAGATGATCTTCGGTGCCGACAAGACGCAGTTCGATGGCCTGGACTACGGGATGATCACCGTGGACACCGCCTTTACCGCTGCCGTCTGATTTTTGATCGCCAAAAGGAGAAACCAAAATGGCTCTGTACCAATCGAAGGCGATCAAAGCTGGTCGCCCTGCTGCCACGGCTGTGGAAGCGTTTTGCCCCGTTGTGGTGGTGGGTGAATACCTGACGGCCACCGGCCTGACGGCCAATGATGTGATCGAGATGGTGGCCTTTCCGGCCAACACCGTTCCCATCGACGTGACTCTGGTCTGCGAGGACTTGGACACTGGTGGTTCGCCCGCCATCGCCCTGGACGTTGGCCTGTTGTCTGGGGACTACGGATCAACCGCATCAAACCGTACATGCGGCGCTCAATTCCTGAGTGCCAGCAACATCGGCCAGGCAGGCGGCATGGCCCGTGCAAACGTGGCCGCTGGTTTGCTGCTCGGCCACAGTGCCAGCGACCGCAGCTTGGGCATCAAGGTTGGCACCGCAGCCGCAACGCTGGCCACTGGCAAGCTGATCCGCATGGTGGCCACGTTTGCCCCCATCGGCTACGGCATGGTGGCCGCTTCCTGATGGCCAGGGGCAAAAAATCACCGGAGGCTGATGCAGCCGGTGAACCCATCGCATTGTCGGCAGCAGACCGGGAGAACCCGGACAAGCTGACCGGCGATGCGCTGCGTGAGCTGGCCCACAAGCGTGGGCTGGCTCGTTCCGCCATCGAGACGATGAGCGACGAAAAAATCAGGAATGAGCTGCGGTACATCGTGTATCGACAGTACGACCAATGATCTGGGCCGACTTCCAACCTTACGTGATGCCCTATGTGATAGGCTGCCCGCTTCCTGTGATGGAGCATCACGCCAGGCTGGCTGCCATCGACTTCTGCCGCAAGACGGCCTGCATGACTGTCACGCTCGACCCGGAGCCGACGGATGGTTTCGCGCTGGATGTGCGGCCGCTGGCTGACACTGGGCTTCAGATTTTGCGCCTTCTGTCCGTGACACTGGATGGCCACGCCATGCCGCTGGTGTCAACTGCCCACGGATTGGAGCTGGTTGCGCATGGTGATGGCAACGAGTTTGCCTTTGCCCGTGACGGGGCCACGATTGCCATCAACCCACTGCAAGATGCCGGTGTGCAGGTTGTTGCACATGCCGTGCTCGGCCCATCATTTGCATCAACGACTGTGCCTGATGCGCTACTTGCCCATGTGCAGGACATTGCGCACGGTGCGATTGCGTCAATCCAGATGGTGCCAGGGCAAACCTTTACAGCCCCAGACTTTGCGGCAGCGCAGCGCGACCTGTACCAGCGCCGGGTGTCAACTGTGGCAGCCAGTGTGTCGCGTGGCCGAGCACCGGCAAAAATGCGATCACGGGCCACGTACCTCTGACACGTTGACTCCGTGAAAAACGGTGCGATTCTTGCGCAAAGACAGGAACCGAACCAGTGTCAATCACCGCCCAATCCATCATCCGCCGCTGCGCTGAAGCCTTGCAAGACAAGGAATTCACGCACTGGACGGTTGCCGAGCTTGTGAGCCACCTGAACGATGGGCAGCGCGAGATAGCCACCATCCGCCCGGACGCGACGAGCACTGTGACATCGGTGGCGTTGGTTGCAGGCGCACGCCAGACCGCGCCAGGCATGAAGCTGCTGGACGTGGAGCGCAACACGGGTGGCACGAAGCGGGCCATCCGGCTTGTTGACCGGGCAATTTTGGACGCGCAGTTGCCATCGTGGCAGGGCATGGCCGGGGTGACTGAAGTCCAGCACTACATGGTCGATCCGCGAGACCCCACAGCGTTCTATGTGTACCCGCCAGCCGCATCCAGCGGTGCGTCTGTGGAGGTGCTGTATTCGGCTTCCCCTACCGATGTTCCAGAGCTGGCCGACTCCGCCGTTATCAATGATGTGACAGGGAATATCTCCCTGCGAGATATTTTCGCCAACGCGCTGATGAACAGCATCTTGTTCAGGGCGTACAGCAAAGACAGTGAAAACCAGGTAAATGCCATGCGGGCGCAAGCGCACTACGCGCTGTTCACCAGTGCGCTCGGTATCGAGGCAAAGGCCACAGCCAGCACGGCCCCAAATTGAAAAAGGATAAGCAATGAGCACACCAGTTGCAGGCCGCACAGCCAGCGGCGATTTCGTACATGTGGCAGTCAACGGGTCCGGGAATTTGCTGGTTGCAGGGTCGTCCAGCGCCCCACTGCCGACAACTGACAGCTTGGGAGGCACCCGCGCCTTCAATTGGGCCAACAATGTGCGCGAGGCATATGGCACAACCAGCACGGCGGCCATTGCACTGCCAACACTGGGAGCCAGCCGAGAGATGCGTATTCACACCAGCGTTCGCGCATTTATCCGCTTCGGTGCCTCTGACGTTTCGCCAGCAACTGTGGCCGCAGGGCAAATGATCAGCCCCGCCGATGCTCCTGACGTGATCCGCGTCCCGGTTGGACAGACCCATGTCCGGGTCATTGGAGAAACGGCATCCGGCAGCATCTCTCTCACGGCGGTGATCTGATGTTTGCACGCCCTGGTTTGTGTGGGATGGGTATCGGGCGACTTGGCCTTGTGGCTGCATCGCGTAATGCATTCAGCCCGCTGTCACTATTCGCGGCTGGAGAGC